ACTGTACGCACACAGGTGAAAACCGCATGGAACCTGAGTTTTTAGAAAAGTTAGACAACCTCAGAGACTACTGCGGCTTTCCTTTTGTTATTACCAGCGGATACAGAAGCCCTAGTCACCCGTTAGAGGCGGTAAAAGAGATTCCGGGGACTCACGCGCAAGGCATAGCAGCAGATATTAAGATGACTAATTCTGCTCATCGGTATTCGTTAATAAAAGCAGCCTTAGATCACGGTTTTACTGGCATAGGGATCGCTGGTACTTTTATTCACCTAGATACTCGGGGCACTGCACCCGTAGTGTGGACTTACTAACTATGTTGTACACAAGAAATACTAACGTTACAACTACAGATGTAGCCACTATGGTTACTGTTCCTAATGGTTACGTAGCGTACTGGAATATGCTCTTTATTAGTAATCTAGGTGGCTCTACTAACGGTGCTGGAATCTACGTAGACAAAGCTGACGGAACCCGTGTAGATATTTTAGGCGGTGGTAACGTATCAGCTAAAGACTTTTTGTTAATTGACGGTAACGCAGTGTTTGTTCTTCAAGCGGGTGACGCTATCAAGGCGTACACAACATCAGCAGGAGACATGGAGTTTGTTGTAACGTTTGACTTAATAGAGCAAGCCCCAACCTTTGTAAACTTTAACGGGAGTTAACATGAGACTAGCTTTATTAGCGGTACTTGTATTTTTAACAGGGTGTGCATCAAGCACTTCTCAGTACTACGATGCAGTACAAAAGACTGCGGAGGCTAACGCAAGAGCAGTACAAGCTAAGTTTGAGGCTTTGTCTAAGATTGCATCTAGTGGCGACGGACAGGCTGCTAGTGCTGCTGTAATGGCTTTGGCGCTTACAAGCACTCCTAACGCTCAACCGCTTCCACAGCAGTCTGAGGCTATTCAATGGGCGTCTGTATTAGCGTCTCCTGTGACTTCTCTTGGCATGATGTGGATGCAGTCAGACTCGGCTAAGACTATGGCTCGTTACAATAGCAAGGTTGATATTGCTAGGGTGACTGCTGACGCACAAACTGAGCAGGCACTGTACGGAAGCTTTGCTGATATTTCTAGCGCAGGCTTTACCGCTATGGGTAACGTAGACTACACGCCCTTTGTTAACGGCATGGTTGATCTAGGCACGGCAGGAATTAACGGTGCTGTAACGCTAGGCACTGCTGGGTTTGAATCTAACGTGACTCTAGGCACTGCGGGCTTTGATGCTTTAGTAGAAACAAATGCGAGCAACAACTCTTTGTACAGCTCTGTTTGGTCTGATTACACAGCGTCTATCCAAAACATCATGGCTAACGTGCCTAATGTAATTTGTTCAGTAACCAGCGACGGAGCAGGCGGAACGACTGTAACCTGTGACTGATCTCAATGTACAACTGTTGCCTTGGCAGCAGGAAGTCTACTCTGATCCTACACGGTTCAAAGTAGTAGCGGCAGGGCGACGAACAGGGAAGTCTCGTCTTGCTGCATGGATGCTCATTATTAATGCGCTCCAGACCGATAAAGGTCAAGTTTTTTACGTTGCGCCTACGCAGGGACAAGCCCGTGACATTATGTGGCAAACCCTGCTAGAGCTAGGACACCCTGTGATTGCAGGATCACATATTAATAATCTGCAGATCAGGTTGGTCAACGGAGCCACGATTAGTCTCAAGGGCGCTGATAGACCTGAGACAATGCGTGGCGTGTCCTTGAAGTTTCTTGTGATGGACGAGTACGCAGACATGAAGCCTGAGGTATGGGAGCAAATCCTCCGTCCAGCACTTGCAGACCAGAAAGGGCAGGCAATGTTTATAGGTACGCCTATGGGCAGAAACCATTTTTACGAATTGTACAAGTACGCAGAGCTAGGGTCAGACGAAACGTACAAAGGGTGGCACTTTACGTCTTACGATAACCCTTTGCTGGACTCAGAAGAAATTGACATGGCTAAAAAGTCTATGTCGTCTTATGCGTTTCGCCAGGAGTTTATGGCGTCGTTTGAAGCCAGAGGCTCTGAGATGTTTAAAGAAGACTGGGTGCAGTTTGGAGAGGAACCAGAAGCAGGTGATTATTACATAGCTGTTGACTTGGCTGGCTTTGAAGAAGTAAACAAGAAACGGACAAAGAATACTAAGCTCGATGAAACAGCAATCTCTATTGTTAAAGTTAGTCCTGATGGTTGGTACGTTGATAACATTATATATGGGCGGTGGAGCCTTGACGAGACTGCCTCCAAGATATTTCAGGCCGTCAGAGACTACAGGCCAATTAGCGTTGGTATTGAAAGAGGAATAGCAAAGCAGGCAGTAATGTCTCCGCTAACAGATTTAATGAAGCGTTACGGGCGGTTTTTTAGAGTAGAGGAGTTAACTCACGGCAACAAGAAAAAGACTGACAGAGTTATGTGGGCGCTTCAAGGTCGCTTTGAAAACGGCTTTGTAACACTAAACAAAGGAGAGTGGAACAGTCGATTCTTGGATCAGTTGTTTCAGTTTCCAGATCCATTAACTCACGATGACTTGGTTGACGCACTGGCTTACGTAGATCAGTTGGCGCAAGTAGCGTACCACTATGATTTTGAGGTTGACAATCACGAAGTTATGGACGTTGTAGCAGGATACTAATATGGCAGAAGAAACTTTTAAAGATAAATTCTATAAACTTATAGAAGAGTATAAAGCAACTGATGAAGAGTCTGCTGCTGAATTTAAAGAAGGTGATTTCAGATGGGGCGAAACAAAACTTAGCGAAGACTCTCCCACGGGAAAGCCAAAAATTTATATAAACCATAAAAAATTTAAAAATGACCCAAATACCGGAAAAAATTATGAGCGAGAAATGCTTATAGGCGAGGGCATTCATTTGTTAAAAGACATAGACCCTGAAAGGGCAGATCGGTTATATAAAACAGCAATTTCCGATCCGGGGGTTTTGCGCTGGCTAAAAGATTCTTATGCCCAAGAGGTTACCAACAATAATAATATTCCAAATGAGCAAAAAAGATCATTTGAAAATTATGTAAAAGTTTCAAGGCTAGATCAAATTATTGGGCATTATTTATTGGCTAACAAAAATGCTTCAGTGTCAACTAATCGGCAATGGCCTACTCAAAGGTTAGTTGAGCGTGGATTTTACGGAACAAAATTCAAAGATGAGCTTGATAAACTTAAAAAAGAATTAGATTTATGACCGAAAGAGTTTTTAGAAAGTTCAACACTTATGGCATTTACGCTATCTCTGCCGTAGTATTTTTTACTATGGGCTACAGCGTAGCTTTAATTTAAGGAAATTACTATGGCAGACGAAATCTTGAGTCCAGATCCTCTGATGATTGAGGAATCTCTAGAAGATTGGGTAATGACTAAATGTGAGAACTGGCGTGACCACTACGAGTCAAACTACGAAGCAAAATTTGAAGAGTACTATCGACTCTGGCGGGGACAGTGGGATCCTGCAGATTCAGATAGAGCCTCAGAACGCTCTAGGATTATTTCTCCTGCACTGCAGCAGGCTGTAGAGTCTAACGTAGCAGAACTAGAAGAAGCTACTTTTGGTCGTGGTAAGTGGTTCGACATCAGCGATGACATGAACGATCAAAACCGTCAAGACATTCAGTATTTGCGCAATAAGCTTACTGAAGACTTTGAGATGTGCAAAGTGCGTAAGGCTGTAGCCGAGTGTCTTATTAACTCAGCAGTCTTTGGCATAGGTATTGGTGAAATCGTAATTGAAGAAATTAAGGAAATGACTCCCGCTACTCAGCCTGTTATGGGCGGAGACTTGACTGCAGTAGGGGTTAACATTACTGATAGAGTTGTTGTTAAGCTTAAGCCAGTAATGCCTCAAAACTTTTTAATTGATCCTGTAGCTACAAGCGTAGAAGAAGCCATGGGCGTAGCTGTTGACGAGTTTGTGTCAAAGCACTCTGTAGAGCTTTTGCAAGAGCAAGGAGTCTACCGTGAAGCGTACATTGAATCTGCAGCCCCTGATACAGACTTGGAGCCAGATCAAGATCTCACTATTTACAACGATGACAAAGTACGACTAACAAAGTACTACGGGCTGGTTCCTCGTGAACTTTTAGAGGCTGAAGGCGTAGAAGTAGACTCTGACTCTATGTACGTAGAGGCCATTGTTGTTATTGCTAACGGAGGCACTTTGCTTAAAGCAGAGGTTAATCCGTACATGATGGGCGACAGACCTGTAGTAGCTTTCCCTTGGGACGTAGTGCCAGGAAGATTCTGGGGTCGTGGCGTATGTGAAAAAGGTTACAACTCTCAGAAAGCGTTGGATACAGAGTTACGCGCCCGTATTGACGCACTGTCACTTACTATTCACCCGATGCTTGCTATTGACGCAACTAGGCTCCCAAGAGGCGCTAAGCCTGAAGTGCGTCCGGGCAAGATGATTCTTACCAATGGAGATCCTCGTGAAGTTTTACAGCCGTTCAATTTTGGGCAAGTTGGTCAGATTACTTTTGCACAAGCTCAGGCGCTTCAACAGATGGTACAACAAGCGACAGGCGCTGTGGACTCAGCAGGGATCGCTGGACAGGTCAATGGCGAAGCTACTGCTGCTGGGATCTCTATGTCTCTTGGGGCTATCATTAAGAGACATAAGCGTACCCTTATAAACTTCCAACAGTCATTCTTGCTGCCGTTTGTTACCAAGGCTGCACATCGGTATATGCAGTTTGATCCTGAGAATTACCCTGTAGCTGACTACAAGTTTAACGCTACTTCTACTCTAGGTATTATTGCTCGTGAGTACGAAGTAACTCAGCTTGTACAGCTGCTGCAAACGATGAAACAAGATAGTCCGCTGTACCCTGTATTGATCCAGAGCATCATTGACAACATGAATCTGTCTAACCGTGATGAGCTTATTGCTACGATGCAGAAAGCTTCACAACCGGATCCACAGGCTCAGCAAATGGCTATGATGGCGCAGCAGGCTCAAATGGAGTTCCAGCAGAGTCAGACAGCAGTTCTTAATGCTCAAGCCGCAGAATCTCAGGCAAGAGCGCAGAAGTACGCTATTGAAACGCAACTGGCTCCAGAAGAGTTGCAAATAGAAAAAATTAATGCCATTACCCGCAATCTTAAGGAAGGAGATCAGGAAGACAAAGAGTTTGAGCGAAGACTTAAAGTAGCAGATGCCCTTTTGAAAGAACGACAAATACAAGGAAAACGTCAAAATGCTAATGACACAAAACGAAATGAACAGCCTGATCAAACAGATCAATTTAGCGTTCGAGGAGCACTTCCACAAATTGGAAACGCTGGAAGCCAAGGTCGCGGACCTAGAGGCCCAAATGTCGGCTCTGCACCAGAAGGAGTTCTCTAATGCCAAAGGACCCACGACTGGAAAGGGCAGGAGTAAGCGGGTACAACAAGCCGAAGAGGACTCCTAATCACCCAACGAAGTCTCATGTGGTTGTAGCCAAATGTGCAGACGGTAGTGTAAAGACTATCCGCTTTGGGCAACAGGGTGTTAGCGGCGCTGGAAAAAACCCTAAGACCGCTAAAGAGAAAGCTAGGCGCAAGTCGTTCAAGGCTAGACACGCCAAAAACATTGCTAAAGGTAAGTGTTCTGCAGCTTATTGGGCAGATAAAGTAAAATGGTAAAGCTATATAAAGTTGTATGGAAAGACGCTCAAGGAGGATCTAACTTAGGTTGGCGTGAGTTAAGTGAACTTGTACAAGGCAAAGTAGCTATTGCTGTTTCTTGCGGTGCTGTTTTAGTTGATGACGAGGAAAAAGTAATTATCTGTCCTCATCTGTTAGTGGACGACGGTAAAATTACAGAAGGAGATGCAGAGATAGTTATACCTAAGCAATGGGTAGTATCAATGGAAGAACTAAGGGCAGTATGAAAAACAGCTAAAAAATAATTATTAAAAAATCTGTTTATATTTCTAATTAGTATATGTAAAATAGGGAGTGGCAATGGACCAAGAAACACAAGAGTACTACGACAATTACTTTAGTCTTTTTATTACAGATGGTTGGAAACAGTTAATAAAAGAGTTTGCTAACAATGCCGTGCAAATTAACAGCGTAGAAGCAACTAAAGATGTTAACGATATGTTTTTTCGTAAGGGTCAACTAAACGTATTAGCCCACTTACTAAACATGGAAACTATTGTTAACACTAATTACGAGGAAGCTAGTAAGCCTTCTGAAGAAGATGATTAAAGTATTTGATTTTCGTTGTACTAATGGACATATATTTGAAGAATTTGTAGACAGTAGCACTACTTCTAGTAGGTGCAGATGTGGTGCTAACGCTACAAAAATTGTCTCAGCTACTCAGCATATCCTAGATGGGTCATCAGGGGATTTCCCCGGACGACACATGAAATGGGTAAGAGAACACGAGAAAGCTGGGCAAAAGAGCAGGGAATCTCAATAGAGGTAACTCCCATTTTATTTCTCCATAACCTTTACAGGCGGGGTAAGTTTAGAAATGTCACGAGCAACATTAATTGATGAGCGTCAGGAAGAAGAGTTAGATCAACTAGAGCAGGATACTGTAGAGACTCCCGAAGCGGAACAACCTCAAGAAGTATCAAACATTCCAGAAAAGTATCGTGGTAAGTCTGTCGAAGATCTTGTACAGATGCACCAAGAGCTTGAGAAGTTTTCAGGCAAACAGAGTACGGAAGTTGGAGAGCTAAGAAAAGTTGTTGATAACTACATCCAGACTCAACTCTCAACACAACAAGCACCTCAACAACAGCAATATCAAGGCGATGAAGATGATGTAGATTTCTTTGTTGATCCCAAAACCGCTGTTAGTCGAGCTATAGACAATCACCCGAGAATCAAAGAAGCGCAAGCGTATACTGAGCAGTACAAAAAACAGTCAACGTTAGCACAACTTCAACGACAGCATCCCGATATGGAATCTGTACTACAGGATCCTAAGTTTGCTGAGTGGATTAAAGGGTCAAAGGTCAGAACACAGTTGTTTGTTCAGGCTGACCAAATGTACGACTACGATGCTGCTGACGAACTGTTTACGCTCTGGAAAGACCGTAATCAAGCCGTTAAGCAGACAGCCCAGGCAGAGCTTGTGGCGCGTAAGAGTGCAGTTAAGTCAGCAAACACAGGCAACGCTCGCGGAACAGCAGAGGGATCACGCAAGAAAGTTTATCGTCGTGCTGACATTATTAAACTTATGCAAACCGACCCTGATCGCTACATGGCACTACAGCCTGAAATCATGGCAGCCTATGCAGAGAAGAGGGTCAAATAGCCTAAAGGAGAATTATTATGGCTGATGAAACCTCTGGTGCTTATCCATTAGCTAATGGATTTGTAGACAAAACCGCAGCTGGTACTTTCATTCCAGAAATCTGGAGTGATGAGATCATTGCTGCTTACCAAAAGAACCTGAAAATGGCTCCCCTTGTCAAGCGTCTGTCGATGTCTGGCAAGAAGGGTGACGTTATTCACATCCCTAAGCCCGTTCGTGGTGCTGCATCTGCTAAGGCAGAAGCTGCTGCAGTTACGATTCAGGCTAACCTTGAGACAGAATTGACTGTCACTGTAGACCGTCACTTTGAGTACTCACGTCTGATCGAGGACATCGTAGAAGTACAGGCTCTGTCTTCTCTGCGACAGTTCTACACCGAAGACGCTGGCTACCAGCTTGCTCTGAAGGTAGACACTGACCTGATGAACGCTGCTACTGGTTTTGGCACGGGTACACGCACTGATAACCCGACTGATGGTGCTGCTTGGGAAGGTTCCACTTGGTTCAACGACGCTGGAACTACTACCACGGCGTTTACTGATGACACGATGCTTGCGGCTGACGTATTTACCGATGCGTTTTTCCGCGACATGATTCAGAAGATGGACGATAATGACGTTCCTATGGAAAACCGCGTGTTGGTTATTCCGCCTGTTCTTAAGAATACTTTGACAGGCATTGAGCGTTACGTGTCTTCTGACTTCCGTGACGGACGTACCGTAGGTACTGGCTTGATTGGTAACGTGTATGGCATTGATATCTACGTGTCTAGCAACTGCCCAACTCTGGAAACTGCGGCTCAAAACGGTGCTGCTAGCGGTGTAGCTTCGCGTGGTGCTTTGTTCTTCCACAAGGACGCCCTTGTAATGGCAGAGCAGATGGCTGTACGTTCTCAGACCCAGTACAAGCAAGAGTATCTCTCTACTCTGTACACGGCTGACACTCTGTACGGTGTTCAAACTTACCGTCCAGAAGCCGGTTTTGTCTTGGCAGTTCCTGCTTAAGATAACCTCTAAGGGGACTCTTCGGAGTCCCTTTTCCTTTTTTTGTTTGTTTTTGTAGGAGTAGTCTATGCCAATTTACCGTGGCGATGGTGGTTCAGGTGATGCCTCTACAGATGCTTATGCGTCTCAGGTAGCACAATACGCTCAGACTGCTACTACAAAAGCAAGTGAGGCTGCTGCGTCAGCTGCAGAAGCGGCTGCTAGCGCAACAGATGCAGCTAATGAAGCTACTAATTTTAATAACGCACTAACTGCTTCAGCGACAACGCTGGGCGAAGGTGTCTCTGCTACAGCTTCATATAACTCTTCTACGAAAGTAATAACATTTGGCATTCCTACAGGAGCTACAGGAGCTACTGGGGCAACTGGTGCAACTGGCGCTACAGGGGCTACGGGTGCAACAGGACCACAGGGAGATACAGGCGCTACAGGCCCGGCGGGTGCTGATGGCGCTGATGGTGCTGATGGTGCTGATGGTGCTGCTGCTACGATTTCTGTAGGAACAGTAAGCACAGGAGCCGAAGGAAGCTCTGCTACAGTCACTAACTCAGGCACTTCTGCTGCTGCTGTGTTTGACTTTTCTATTCCTGTTGGAGCAACAGGTGCTACGGGTGCTACCGGTGCTACGGGTGCTACTGGAGCAACAGGTGCTACTGGTGCAACAGGTGCTGGTTTTACTGGCGGTAGTTACAATGCCTCTACTGGTGTTGTTACGTTTACATCAGACGACGGGCTAGGGTTTTCTACGGGCGATCTTAGAGGCGCTGATGGTGCAGACGGTGCAGACGGTGCAGACGGGGCTGACGGTATTCAGCTTACGGCACTGTCGGTTACAACCAATGCAGTAGGCACAGCGGCACTTAGCTACAACAATACAACGGGTGTATTTTCTTATACCCCTCCTGATCTATCTAGCTACCTCACCAGTTACACAGAAACAGACACGCTTGATTCAGTCACAGGCCGTGGCGCTACGACTACCAACGCGGTAACGGTTGGCAATCTAACATCCACGGGCATCGACGACAACGCCACCAGTACAGCGATCACGATTGATAGCTCGCAGAATGTGGGGATTGGCGACGGCACTATATCTGCAACGCTTGATTTGCATTCAACAACTGCCTCGCGAACGCTCTCGGTAGAAGGCTCTGGCGGCAAATGGGTATCTATTACTAGCGGCACAGGCACTACTGGCCCGATGTTGGTGTTTGATGACACTTCATCGCGTTTCCGCATTGCGTCTGGGTCTGACAAGCTAGGCAGTGGGGTAACAGAACGCTTCGTTGTTGAGCCAAGCGGCGACGTGGGAATTGGCCAGACTTCACCAGATGGAAACGCCAGCTACACCACGCTCCACATAGGCGACAATGCCGCGTCTCCAGACAACGCTAGGCTCATTTTGGAGGGTAGTACCAACAAGTTTGGCATATACGCCTTTGGCACTAACTTGGGTATATATGATTACACGAGCGGGGCGAATAGGCTTACGCTTGATTCCAGCGGCAACGTGGGGATAGGAGTTGCTCCGGGAACGGTCCGTCTTGATATACAAGGTAGCACATCAAACTCTACCGCTCATGCACTGTACACGAGGAGTAGCGGAGGCGGTCAGCTCTTCTCTATACGTAATGACGGTTTAATGAGTACAGGGCTTCAGGCTACTTCACCCTATAACCTGACCACTGCGTTCTCGGCCAATATGCACGTAAACAGCGCCGGTAATGTCTTTAGGTCAACGTCATCAGCAAGGTACAAGAGAAACATCCAAGACATGACGTATGGCGTAGCGGATGTGATGAATCTGCGAGCCGTTACCTTTGAGCAGAAGAATGAATACCCAAGCAATACATACGCAGGCTTTATCGCCGAGGAAGTACACGACGCGGGGCTTACGGAGTTTGTTGAATACAACAACGCAGGACAACCCGACGCCGTACACTACGGCAACATGGTGTCGCTACTTGCCAAAGCAATACAAGAACAGCAGGCTACTATTGCGTCGTTAACCGCACGAATCGAACAACTGGAGGCCAACTAAATGGCAAACTACAAGGAAACAACTGTCGCTGGGAGTTCATACGTTCGCGCAAGTGGCGTCACTATTACCAACGGCGAAGGAAACAAGAACATCTATTTCGACGAGGAGAAGGTGATCAATCTGGGCGATGGCGATGTCATTCGCAAGCCAGCGGGTCGCGTTGGTTCTCCGTTCTCAATCGAAAACGCTGGAACCGAATTTCCTCTGCTAAACCCAGAGACAGGCGAGGTGCTTGTTCAAGGTGCTCAGATGACATACGAGGGTGTCTATGCCGCACTCTATAGCCTGTACATCCATCTAGCAAAAGAGCGTGACGCTGCATTAGCGCAAGAAGACTCCCCAGCAGAATAAGGTTGTAAATCGTGATGGTAGACGAACACAGACTGGATCGCATTGAGCAGAAGCTAGATAAATTGGCTGAAGCGGTATCTCAAATTGCTCGTGTTGAAGAACAGATGCTATCTGTGTTCAAACGAATGGATAGACACGAGAAGCGGCTAGACGATCAAGAAGACGACATACGAGAATTAACCAATGATGTACTTTCTAATTCTCAATCAGTAAAAGCAGGCGAAAGGCTGTTTTGGTTAATTGTTGCTACAGCGGCTTCTGTTGTTGGATATTTAATAAGGTAGGATAAGAAGATGAGCGACTATTCAGTTGTATTAGGATCTACAGGCTGGTCGGATAAAGACAGTCTTAGTTCTACTGATCCAGATAAAATTGTTAAAGGATCAGAGTTTCAGCAGGAGTTTAACGCTATAGCAAACGCAGTTGCCACTAAGTTTGACAGCGGAAAAGCGGTAGACATTAACTCTGGCGCTATTGATGGTACGACTATTGGTGCTACTACAGCCTCCGCAGGCACGTTTACTAATTTAACGGCCTCTGGCACTGTGAGTTTTCCAGATAACAGTATTTCTGGCGACGATATAGATGGCGGCACTATTTCTGACTTTGCTTCTACAGGCATCGACGATAACGCTACTAGCACTGCGATCACGATTGATTCTAGCCAAGAGGTTGGAATTGGCGTAACAGCACCCCAAGCTCCTTTTCACGCAAGAAAAAGTACCGCAGTTTCGGCTGAATTAGAAGTTGGTAGATTTGAAACATTCCTTACTGGCCCAGCAAACGGGCAACAGATTTTAAAAATACTAGAAGACAATCGCTCTGGTGGTGGTCTTACTCCATATTCTCGGTTTGAGTCTGTATTTATTGATAGTTTCGGGTCTACGGTAGACGCAGGCTTTGAGTTTGGTGGCAACTCTGCTGGTAGTTATATGGTTATTAGCTCTAGCGGCGATGTATCAATCGGGGCATCAACCGCAGGTTCAAGCAAGTTTCTTGTTCAAGGGGAGGGAACAACTAATTTACTGAGAACGCTTACAGCGCAGGATGGCAACGGCGCTGATCTTTTCTTTGTAAGGGACGACGGGCTAATAAGAACCGGAGCTGCCGCAAGCTCTCCATACAATCTGACTTCCGCATCAGCCGCAAATCTTCATGTGGATTCAAACGGGACTCTTTATAGATCAACGTCATCTGCTCGCTACAAAGAAAACATCCGTAACTACGATCAAACGGCTTCTATTGATGCACTGCGCCCAGTGTTCTTTAACAGTAAGAACGAGGATGACAGCAAAACTTATGCTGGCCTCATTGCTGAAGAAGTACACGATGCAGGATTTACAGAGTTTGTTGAGTACAACGACGCTGGCGAACCTGATGCGGTCTTTTATGCAAACATGGTTGCATTGTGCATTAAAGAAATTCAAGACTTAAAAGCAAGAGTAGCAGCACTAGAGAACGCTTAATATGTGGCAGGCACTCATATCTCCAATTAGCAGTCTTCTAGGGCAGTTCTTAAAAAACAAAGCCGAAGAGAAGCAGGCTGTACACGAAGCTAAGATGCAGGTAATACAAAATACTGCGTCTTGGGAGCAGCTGATGGCTTCTGCTAGTGCTACTTCCTGGAAGGACGAGTGGTTTACCTTGTTGCTTAGTGCGCCTGTAGTAGCTCTTATGTGGGGCATCGGGATGAATGATTTAGACATTATTAACAGAATAGGCATTGCCTTTACTGAGTTAGACCGCCTGCCTGACTGGTATCAGTACTTGTTGTTCATGGCAGTTTCAGCATCCTTTGGCATTCGTGGTGCTGATAAGTTGCTGGCATTAAAAGGACAAAAGAATTAATGGATGAAGAATTAGACATCTTTACTGATACTACTGCGTCTGCTACTGGATTAGAAGCAAACGAGCCTGATCAGCGTCTTTATGATTACACGCAGCAGCGAGAAACTGGAGATGCTAGTAATCTTTATTGGGGCAACGTGTCTACTCAGTTAACAATGGCTGAGCTAAAAGAACAATTTAATGCTAAAGACAATGGGCAGCTTAGAAAAGCCTTTGGCTCTTTTGATAATTACATGGCGTATATGAATGAGCGTCAGGATCTTATTGATGCTGGGGAGTTAAAGGCTGACTGGTGGGATACAGAGCAGGCTCTTATTGATGTAAGCTCTTTAGATCGTGAAGCAGGCATGGACGATAGAAAGCTTGAAGAATCTATTAGAGACCGTGGTGTAGAGTTAGCTACACAGGCTTATGAACAGCAGTCTCCTATTTTAAACGCTTTGTTTGAGAAATACACAGGAGTAGAGGGAGGAGTTTGGCGCAACACTGACGGCGACAAATTTGAATGGAACGGAACGTCTTTTGTAAAAACAAAAAAAATAGACGATAGTTTAAACGTTAATACGTTGATTCTTTCTCTTGCTGCTGCTGGCATGGCTGCGGCTGTTGCTGCTCCACTTGCTAGTAAAATTGGGGCTAGCATGAGTGCTAGCTTGGGTTTAGGAGAAAAAGCAACAACCGCCCTAATAACTGGGTTGCAAAATGGATTAACAAGTGCTGGCTCGACTTTGATACAAGGCAAAGATCTTACTGGCACTGTTTTAGCAGATAGTATTTGGGGGGCTTTGTCTCCTTCTGTAATTAGCACTTTAGATATTACTCCTGATACTTTTGTTTCTGCTTTTGTTGATTCTATAGGTAGCGATGTAGTTACTAATTTTGTAACTGGAGAAGACTTTAATTGGCAGGCTGTTTTAGAAAATGCTGCTGTTGCTGGCGGATTAGAAGCCGTTAAAGATTTTTTTGCTGATTGGCTATCTACAAAAGATAAAGAGCAATTAAGACAGCATTATCTACAACAAGATTATGAAAAGTTTGGGGGGATGAGTCCAGAAGACTTTGATTCTTGGCTTTTAAATAACCCAGATTCTATGCTTAATACTACAGATTTAGGAGCATTAGTTGGTCCTGAAGGTCTTTTAACAAAAGTATTTGGATTTGAAGGTACGTCAGATTATTTAAGCACTGAGTGGTTTGATAGCGGTGTAAAGACAGTAACTGACTTTTTAGGCTCTCTTGGTGTAGGAAAAGCACTAGCTGCTATTTCAGACTTTATGCCAAAAAACGATCCAGATCCGTTTTATGCAAAAGGCTCTCCGTACCAATGGGATCCAAACGCAGAATGGTGGGATCCTAACAAAGAAGGGGG